ATTAATTTGTTCTTTAGCAGCATCAATACCTTGTATTTCTTGAATTTTCATTTCGGTATTTGATACCTGCTCACTCCAATACTTATAATCTTCGCTGGTTTTAGAAAAACGATCACGCAAACCTTCATAGTAGGTTTGCTGGTTTTTTAGTTCTTCTAAAGAAAAAGAAGGCGTAACAATACCTTCGCTTGATAAGTCCGGAAGTTCAGGCTTAGGAAGTTTAACCGGGCTTTTAGAAATAGCCTCTATTTTCTTTTGATAAGCATCAATCTTTGATTGTAAGATATCGAAATCACCACCATTTGTAGCAACTTCTTTTTGAAGCTTTTGAGCAGCAGCTATTAAACTATCATAATACGCCATAGTTCCAACTTTAAAACCTTTTACAGCCTCAGTACTTGTGTTTTGTACATCAACTTGTTCCTGAATTAGTTTTATATATTCTTGACCAGCTTTTAATATTTCCTGGTATTGTTGTTTTTCAGCTTCTTGTTTAGCCTTATACTTATCACCAAGTTTTGTTATAGCAGTTCCTTCATCTTCTACACCCTTCTTTTTTAATTCAGCAGTTGCCTTTGAAACAGCACCTGCATTTATAATTGCATCTATTTCCTGCTGTGCTTGTTTATTAGTTATTTCCTGAATTTTTTGCTGTGCTATTCGCGCTTTTGCACCAGCCAATAAAGCAATATTATATTTCTCAATTGCTTCACGCGCCTTATCAGTTCCAATGTTTTCAAGGTTAAGATTCCCTAAATATTCAGGTGATATTTTATTGATTTCTTTGATTGCCGCAACACGCTCTTTTTTACTTAACGTTTCGTTTTTTGCAGTAGCAACCAAACTATCTAAGTTTGCTTTTTGCTTCGCAATTAAGGTAACAGCTTCAGTATTTAATTTGTTAAAATTTGATTGTTGCTCAGTAGCTTTTTTAGTTTCGCTATTAAATAAAACAAAAGCACCAACTACCAAACCAATAGCAACAGCAATAGCACCAATAGGGTTAGAAGCTATAACAGCCGTTAAAGCGGTGAAGGCACCGCTAATAGCAGTTAACCCAGCGACAAAGGTCGGCACTAACGTTACGATAGTCCCGAAGGCTAAGATGGCAGGACCTAATATTGCAACAACACCGGCAATAACAGCAATTACTTTTTTGGTTTCGGGTGACAATGCCTGAAAAGAAGAAACTACACCTTTTAGATTTTCGATAAAAGGCTGTAGGGCATCAACAATTATTTTTCCAAATTCTTCTGATAAATCACCAACCTGGTTCGCTAATTGTTTGAATGAACCAGTTCCAGCTTTAGCAGCTGCTTCAGCAGAACCACCAAATTCTTTATTTAATTCTTTTAAGATTAAAGATTGAGCACCGGCAACGTTATTAGTAGCCACCATTGCTTTAATAGTTGCTTTTTGTTCAGCAGAAAAAGAAACTCCAGCTTTACTAAGTGCGGTAATTCCTTTAATTGGATCCTGTAAAGCTTTTCCAATTTGTAACGTAGCTGATTGTAAATCACCATCTAAACGAGTAGCTAAATCCAAAGCAGCCTTTTGAGCCTGAACAAAAGTATCACCGGTAACTTTATTGAAAGTTAAAAGATTTGCAGTAGCTTCTTTTAAAATCTGATCATCATCAAAGGTAGTTACGCTTTGCAAATCAGCCGCCATTTTTTGCAACTGTTCTGAATTATAACCAACAGTTCCGCCAGTGCTTTTTAATGCCGCATCAACTTGTGCTATTGCTTTAGCACTTTCATCAAAAGCATTTACAGAAGCAACTCCAAAAGCAAGTATTGGAGCCGTTAAACCAATAGATAAACCTGCACCAAGAGTTTGCAGTTCGCTACCTAGTTTTTTAAACTGCCGGGCACTGCTTTGAATCTCGCTGGAAAATTGCTTTAAATCCGCAGAAAACTTAATATTTATTGAGGCTAAACCCATGCAGGAACTACTTTTAAATCAATGGTTAAAAGTAGTTTTGCTTCTGTATTTTCATCGGAAACTTTGTTCGTTATTTAATACAAAAAAGCACTGCTTTCGCAGTGCTTTCCCCCATCACTAAATCTAACCAACCAAAATTAGAAATATCTACGCTTCATTATTTTTACCATCAACACGCGCATAAAAAGCTTTTACTTTTTCTACATCGCTCAGTAATTTTTCATTTTCTTCGATGGATAATTTTTTTACAATTCCAGTTTCCCAAGGAAACTCAATAATCGCAGTTTCTTTAAAGCCTTTTTTCATATGCGGAAGTAATGAAGCCCACATAATTTTTCGCATTAATGTATAACGCTCACGGCTTTCAAAATCTTTTTCTTTTCTGTGGCCGTTTAGCATATTAGTAAACTGCCGGTAGGTTAGTTTGTAAAATTCAGATGGTAGTAATTTTAATTGGCCTAAACCAATTTCTTCTAAATCATCCCATGTATAATTTATTGATTCTTCGCTGCTTTGTTCTTCGCAGCCTTCGACTTTCCCTGCTCATCAGTTGTTTCATTTTTAATTGAATCAACCATCATAGTAGAAAAGTTTTTAAACATAGACATGATTTCAGGCAATGGTAATCGTAAAATTTCCTGGTCTTTTATTTCTCTCGGATTACCTTCAGCACTGTTTGCTAAACATTGAATAATTTCGCCAAATTTTTCTAAATCATCAAAAGCTAAATCTTCATTTCCTTTATCTAATTCTGCTATTTCAGCAATTACTTCTTTAATGGTTTTTAAGTTCCATTTTTTACCTAATAAAAGAAAAGCCATCAGGCTGAAATCCAGCCTGAAGGTTTCTTCTTTAATTTTAATTTCAGCGTCCATACTACGAAACAGTAGTTTTTGTCAAGTCACCATTTCCTTTAAAAGAAAAGCTTCCTGTCATTGACTGATCAACTGTTGCATCGATATCAGCACTTTCTACAAATACCGATCCTGCATACTTCCAGTCACCGGTTACACCGCTTGTGAATTCGATATCCAATTCAGTTTTTGCTAATTGGAAATCAACGATATCCATTGCGCCAACTTGTGTAGTTGAACCAGATGGTTTATCAGCAACCAAAGCTTCAGCTGTAACGGACCAAGCATAGTTACCCGGAGTAACTACAGAACCGGCTGTATCTTTAGTAGCAATTTCTTCCAACTTAGTTGAAATCTGCAATTTACACGCAGTGGTGTGGTACAGCGTTTTACCTTCATAGGATAAACGCACATTAGTACCATTATAAATTTGTCCTGCTGCCATGACTTTTAAATTTTTTCGAGATTAATAATTCCGTTATAATACATTGTATCTTCACTTAAATCAACGGTAGAAGAAACGAACCGGTATTTTGTTTTTAGCAATGTTACCATCGCATCGGTAAAATCAACACATTCATCGTACTGCTCTAATCCAAACCAAAAAGATAATTCAAACGTTGCTCCGGTAGCATCTTTTGATACACCACGCAATTCAGAAATTCTATAAGTCGTAAGCGGAAAAACATTATCACCCAAAGCTATAATCGGAAACGGCTTTTTAGCCATTACTGTAGTGAACTCAGTCTGAGCCCACAAAAAGCTAATTATTTCTTCAGATAATTGTTTTAACATCTTAACTTAATCTTTGAATTCTACGTTGAATAAAAGCCGCCATTTGCTTTTCGGCATTGGCAGTAACTGTACTGTTGGTTTGAGCGTATGCTTTTGTTAAGAACGGATCTCCTTGAGTTCGTCTTACAGCAGCAGTATTATTAGCGCCACGAATACGTTTTCTTTTAAAGCCTTTTCGGTAAACATTTCTACCGTTATGTACAAAATGCGCATACCAACCATCATTCGAACCCTTAGCACGCGCTCCAACATAAATAGTTGGATTTTCCTGCCTTCCGGTTATATTACCAAGTGACTTTTGCAAATTCCTTGGTGATATAGTTTTACCACGCGCTTTATGTGGCTTCTTTGAAATTGGCACTAAACTTCGAGCAGCATTTAATGTTGGTTTTGCAATGTTTCTAAGAATAATTAACACTTCGCGTTTCTTATCCTTATCGTTCGCCAGTTGTTTTAATTGACTGGTTAACTTATCAAAACCAATAACATCTATTTTGATGTTGCTACTCATAGTTTTTACACAGTATTTCTAAATGCGTTTTACCTATTTCTTTGATGTGGATAATTTCAAAACGCTTATCTTCATCAATTACAATCAATTTTGTGTTTTTGCTTTTTACTTCAGCGTTCACACGAATTGTGTAGGATCTATTTACTAAATGAATTACTTTACCTTCTACATCTTCATTACCTGAGTTATCCTGCATCCAGGCATACGGTTCGCAAATAATTTCTTCGGTAGTTTTTTCGCTACCGGTTGTTGTTTGATTAATTACTTTTTCAACCAACGCTATTTTGCGGTTCATTTGCCCTATGAAAGGTTTTCTCATGGTTAATATTTTTTGTATGGCCGTAGTAATGCGTAAGCTGGTGAGTTTGTCATGTTAAATACATTGTTTTGAAAAGTATCTTCACGGTATTCATACATTTGTGACACCATCATCTTTATAGCCTGAATAATAGGCTTCGGAATTACATTCCCAGCAAAGCCACAAGCTACAGTTATTGTAACAGCATCAAAACGTTCATCGGTTGTAGGTGTATCTTCTTTGAATCGAAGCTTGTAAACCTTTTCACTTTGTTTTGTAAGCACATAAGCTGCACTATCAAGCGTAGTTTCTACATCATCAATAAAATACTTAACCGTTGTAATCGTTTTAAGCGGAAATGCCTCAAATATCACCGGGCTTTCAAACCTATCATAAGTGATCACTAAATCACCAGGGATTATATGACCACCAATAAAGTTTTCACAGTTAGCTACAGCCGCATCAATGTATGATTCAATTAAATCATCTTCATCAGTAAAACTATCTTCAATACGCAATTGCTTTCTAGCTTGCGCTAAAGTCACCACTGTTAATGCACTCGGAGTAAATTGAACATTTGTTACCATAACCTTATTATTTTACGTATTCAGCATATTTTGCTTCTACTAATTCAGCGGCTTGCTTTTCTTCAAACTCACCTTCTTCACCAATATGATAACCTAAACCAAACTTTCTAACTGCCGAAAGCAAAAATTTAATTTTCACTTTCTTACCCACTGTTTTTTCAGCTGCTTTATCGATTGCCAATTGTGCCGCGTCAACTAATGCCTGCGCCGCTTCTTTTTCTTCTGCCGGAGCATCATCACCTAAACCATTTAACGCAGCGTTTGCGGCATCAAGGTTTGTTTGCAATAAGGCCGCCGCTTCAGCGGCCTTTTGTGCTTTTTGTGCTTTAGTTAATCCCATGATTTACTAATTACGTAGTGGTGATATCTTTACAAACAGTGAAAGCTTTTGGCTCTAGTACTGCACTATCCAAATATACATTTGCAGTGATTTCGATATAACCTTCTTTTTTACGAGATTTATCATCTACAGATATATCCATAAAGCCCCATTGGCCAACTACTAATTTTGAGAAATCCCCAAAGATTGCGGCAGAACAAACATCTGTTGAAGTTCCTTTGTCTAAATCAGAAGGAATGTGATTTGACATTGCAAATGGATATCCATTGATTTCATTATTTTGAAGTAAATAAGTTGCCTGACCACTTTCTAACACAGTCGTTTTAGCTTTACCTCTTACTTTAGCATTAGAAACATAGTTCATTTTTGCACCGTTAGCGTTATCAATCTCAACCTCAGTTTCCATAGCTACTGCTTTAGCAAAAGACAAGTTTCCACCATTCGTTCCAATTGCTACCGTATTAACATCCGCATTGTCCAAAACAGCATATAAAGCATCTTTGTCAATTTCATTTTCAATAGCTTTTCTGATTTCATTGGTAGTATACATTTCCATATCAACAGAAGATTGCATCAAGTTCTGAAGTGAAACAAGAACAGAAACTGCCAAACGTCTAGGTTTCATTTCAATTTTACCCCAAGCCGTTTTAGTGTTAGCTACTTCATCTACTTCGCCTTCCCAAGTAGCAGTTACACCACCATTGTTTTTAGGAAATTGAATATTCCCCTGAAGCCCGGTTAAGAATACCGCCCCAAGACTTTCAACCACTGGTTTAGGTCTTAAATAATCAATTGGCTCTCTTAACTCAGTAGCCACAGTGTTACCACCGTAAGCGCCAGAATCTTCAGTAACTGTTTGGCCATCGGCACGAGTGTCAAACAACGGCACTGTAAAAGACGAAGGAGCTACTCCAATTCCGGCAGCACGTGCCGCTTCAACACCTCTTTGATTAGCTTCTAATTCCGCACCTTGAAGTGGTGAACCACTAACTAAAGCACGAATTGCAGCATTTAAAGAGAAAGCTCTTTTCTTAGTTTCTTCATTCCCATTAATAGGATTCAAAGGTTGTCTGCCTTCCAATTCAGCAGCACGTACTTCGGCTGTTTCAATTTTTACAGCACGTTCGATTTGAGAATCTAACGCTGTAATTTCACCATCAAGCGCATCAAAAGAAGTATTTTCTGCTTCGGTTAACGCACGATTGTTTTCGGCTTTTGCTGTTGCAAGCAATTTGCCCTGAGCTTCTACTTTAGCAGTTCGCTCAAGTTTTAACTGATCTGATTTTTTCATTTTACAATGATTTATTTAAATTAAACTTAAATTGTCTTTCACGAACTGAAAGATTTTCGGATTCTGCTGCCGAAGAAACTCCGGCAGCAGTTGTATTTTCGGCCGCTAATGCGGTTCTCATTTCTTCAATTGATTGTGCACTTCTAACTAAGGCATCTTTATTGCTTCCTATTGGAACTATGGACCATTCCAACAGTTCCCAACGAGTGAAGTACAAAGTGTTTTTATTTTCACCTTTAGATTCATCACCGTAACGGTATTCTAAAATATTAGCACCAATAGAAGCCATTCTAAGCGTTCCTTTTTGTACTTTTCTAAATACCTTATCAGCAACCGGATTAGTTTCAGCATCTTCGAATCGTACTTTACCAATAGTTAGTTTCTTTTCCTGGCGAACTTCTGAAGTTCCTAAAATCATATCCGGATTATCACTCCAGGTTCTGTGACCATAAGCCACTATAGGATTTTGATTATAACGCGTAAAATCAGCGCCTTCAGCTACAAAAACTGTATCATAAGTATCTGTACTTTCAGATGATATCACAAATTCCGCTTCGCGGTTATCTATCATTTCAGGAGTTAACTCACGGATTTCAATTGCTACATCGCGAGTGATCATTTTATTTTCCATCACCTTTATCGTTTATTTGTTGTTGTAATAATTCGTTTGCCATTGAAAGCGCCTGCATATTTACCGGCTGTAGCACTTCATCTAAACCATCAATAGGGTTCATATCTTCAAGCGCACGCGCTTCATTTCGTGTCATTACCCCTGAGTATACTAATGAGGTATAGAAATTTTTACGCGCTTCCATATCACCGCGTAAAAGCATTTTTTCATTAAACTTGATGTAACAGGTTAGTTTTTCCTCATCGGTAAATACCTTACGTGCCGTTTCCTGCTCCAATCGCATGATCCACGGAAGTAGCGAATCCTGAACGTGCTCAATTCCCTGGTGTTGAATATTAGAAAAACTAGCATTATCTAATGATTTTAATTTATGCGGCGCTATATTTAACCATCGACATACTTCGAGAACGCCATATTTATTAGTTTCCAAGAATTCAGCTTCAGCCGGTGAAATAGAAATACTTTTGTACTTCATACCATCATCCAGCATAGGAACTTTAAACTTGTTTTGACTTGACATTTTCAAAGCAAAACCATCTTCAATAGCTTTTTTGTTTCCTTTTTCAACAGCAGTATCACTTTCGATTACACCGTAGCCAATACCTTTGTCTTTAAATAAATCCTGTTGGTAGTTTTGAGAATCGAGAATTACACCTAATTGTTTAGCGGCAAACGCAATAACCGAAACACCAATTTTACCATCAAAAGAAAATGCTTTATAATGCAGCATATCTTCAGATAAAATGGTTCGGCCTTTATAAGTATAGTATAGTTTATTATCTAATTCAAATACCTTAACATCGGCATTATCCAGGTTAATAAAAGATTCCGTTTTACCGGAAACTTTATTTTTTATAATTTCGCAAAAGGCATTTCCTTTTATAATAGTAAGTACGACAACCAACTTCCAAAAATCGAAAGCTGTCATCATGCTGTTAGGTTCGTTTGAAATAAGGTAGTTTACCGGATGCTCAGAATAATCTTCACGGTTAGCACCGTTTTTACGTTTTACAGATTTTGGTAATTTTGCAATATCATTACTCAACTGGTCCACACCATTATAGAAAGCAGAAACTCCGAAGGCTGTTTTATCATTAGCAGTAGTGCCGCTAAGCGAAATACCTCCAAACATAGACGCGCTTAAACTATTCACAGGTTTTCCCTGTGCCGCACGTGTTGAGAAAGTCATTTTTAAAGCTTCGCCAAAAGACATAATTTACCTTTAATTTTTGGTAAAATTATAGGTGTAGGTAGCGAAACATCGGAAACTTTGTTCGTTATTTAAAAGCATAAAAAAAGCGCACTTAGTAGTGCGCTTTTCCTAATTAACTTAAAACCTTAAATAAACAATATGAAACATTTACAAGAGTAAATTTATAGTAGTGTATTGTTATTTGTCGGAAACTTTGTTGTTATTTTCTGCTAATCATTTTTAATATTAGATGCTTCACTTTTTACATACATAAACCCAATAATCAACTCTACAATCATAAGTATTACCACCGCAGCATAACGCGGCCATTTAGACTTAAAAAAATCTATTTCAAGTAATGCGCTGGTAGCAAATGCTATAAAAAATGTAATAATTATAGCGCCTATTATTTTTAATTCCTTCATTTTAACTTTTATTTTTTAAGTTACGGTTTTTAATTACTTTAAACGTTTCGTATGAATTATATCTATATATTCCAAATAGTTCATAATACTCATTATTCAACAACTCAAAGGCTTCGATGTTTGAGTCTACTGATTTAAGCAATTCAAAATAAGCTTTAAAGAATCCGTTTACAGGAACTAACTGCCTCATTCGTTCTACTTTTATTTGCAATTTTTCTAATTCTACTTGATTCGCTAGTTTTTTTTGAGCTTCATGATTCATATTTTTTTAGAGATAAAGGGTGAGAGTATTATTGTTTTATACGTAAATTTCACTTTCGTCCATAGGCTTACTGTATTTTGATGTTTCTTCCGGCTTAGAAACCGAACCGCCTAAAGCCATAATTGCAGCAATAATACCATCAATACGTTTGCCGTTTGTATGCTCTTTTCCTTTTACGATTCGGATATTTTCGTTGTAATCTTCTTTTGTGGTGCATCCGGATAACATCCATTCCATTAATGGATTTCCATCATGCAAAATTTTACCTTCATACACCAACTTTTCAAATAGCTTTGTTGGATGCGAGTAGTTAACCATCGTTTGTGTAAACTCTGATATTTCGTAACCGCCTTCAACCAGGTGATTTGTTATTGAGTTTGAATTGTAACGGTCAACTTCAATGCGTTTAATATTATATTTGTGGTAATTCTTTTTGATGTAATCTTCAATTACATCGTAATCTACACGGTCACCAGGTGTTGAAATAAGAAACCCGGCATCGCGCCAATATCGATAAGGAACCTTATCTTCTTTTGAACGTTTTTCAATCGTTTCTTCAGGGCAGAATAGAAACGGTTTTAAATATCTAAATCCTTCATCATTTGGCTCACTGAGTAATACGAAAGCCGTAATATCTGTAGTTGTGGACAAATCCAATCCGGCGTAGGAACCGAACTGTTCGAATACAGATAACGGAACTTCTTTTCGTTTATTACTTTTTGTGGGTAAATTTTTATTTATATCGTTGTTTTTCCATTTTTCGGAAGGAATCCAAACGTTTACACCATCCACCCACATATTCAAAGATTTAGTTTTGAAGTTGGGTATTTTAGATGGTTGATTTTTTGCTTTTATATACTCACGCCGCATGAAATCTAACAACGTAGTGTTATAATTCATGTTTGGATTTGCCTTTATCCAATTGGCTTCTACTTCCCAATCATCGTTTTCATCGAGCTGGTGAATCATTATCAGCGTGTGATCATCTACGTTGATGCCTTTTAGGATATCTTTATAGCTATCTTCAGCCAGCTTGCACGCGCTTTTTAGGTTGAATCCTGCTGTGGTGATGATATACACCAAAGGATTATCACGCGCACCCATTGCGGATTCGATTACTTCACGCACTGTATCATCTTTGTGCGCATGGTATTCATCGATAAAGCCAACGGAAGGATTTAAACCATCCAATGTTTTACTATCACCACCCAAAAACCGGAACACTCCGGAAGTGTACCCAAAACGGATTTCGCGTTGGGTGTTTTTAAATCCTAATTGGCGAAGCTTTAACGATTTTTCGACAAAAGAGAAAGCCTGTTCCCAAAGTGTTTTTGCCTGAGCTTCTTTTGTGGCTCCAACGTATATTTCTGGACCTTCTTCATTATCCATGCTTTCGCAGTATAAACCTAATGCGGCCAGTTGTGTTGTTTTTCCGTTTTTACGGCCAACGGCTTCATATACAAAGTTGATGCGGCGTAAACCGGTTTCTTTGATAGTCCAGGCGAAAATATTGTAAACGGTGAACTGCTGGTAAGGCGAAAGCTCAAACGGCAACCGAAGTTTTGCCAACGGCCCTTTGGTATGCTGGCAGTATTTCGGAATCCAGTTGATGATGTGCATTCCTTTTGCATGGTCCAGGATATAGCCATCAGCTTCAGCGGTTTCTATCCAACTGTAAAAACGATCCACCGCTAATTTTATCCACGAACCGCAGATGATTTTTCCGCTACGCACATCGGAAGCGTATTGGAAGGGTATGGATTGAAGCATTTCGGGAGTTGGGAGCATTTATTTTATTCAATATTTTTATTAATACTACTTTCTAATTCTATAAAACTATCATCGCTGTTAGTATTCCTGAAGGATGCTAGATGATTCATGTGATTTTCTATGACTTTAAAAACACGATGATAAGGTTCGCCTGTTAGCTTTGCAATTCTAGTTAATTGGTTATCATTTTCGCCGATAAAGGTTTCGATTATTAGTGCTTTTTGTGCTAAAGGAATAAATATCTGATTATTAGCCACAGTTTTGTAATTCGTAATTTATAAGTGAATTGTAATTTGACATTACCAATGCTTTCGCCTGATTAACTTCAACTGCATTACCTATAAATTTTTTTTGTTCTGTTTGTGTTCCTATCAATTTATAATCCTTTGGAAAACCTTGTATTTGTTTCAGTTCCGGAATGTTTAACATACGCATTTTGATATCTGTAATTCCGTATTCTACCATAAAGCGTTTTATCTTTACCATCGTTTCGGTATCATCTTCAAAAACTATCCAGCACACCGGACCGTTTTCAACTGCCAGTAAATATAATGGCGCTTTATCCTGACGCGCTATAATTGTACAACTAGGTTCATCTATACTGGTGCAGTGACCATACCATGAAGGATTAATTATCAAATGTGTACGCGATGTAATTGATGGTGATGGATTATCGATGCTTAACGGCGGTGAAGTACTGCTGTTTGCATTAACTATATATGGATGCCTCCTACTGGCTACAAGCGTTTTCGATGGTTCATCGATAGAACTTCCAATATTATTGAAACTTGTATCCATAATCCAAGGCTCACAACTAATAAGGTTTTGCTTTGGCACATTTGTAACAGCACTTGAAGGACCATCTAAATCAGTATATTCACCGCCACTTGTATATTGGTTCATTATGAATTTTGGGTTTACCAAAGCAAATTTTGGATTTCCGGTTAACGTGCCTAAAGGAATTTCTATACTGGCCGGTTTTGAGTTACCATATTGCTGATCAATAAATACTACATCTACTTTTGCAATACGGTCTTTAGTTGTAACGCACGGTGATGGATTATCAATATCATGAACGCCGCCGTTACCGTAATAGGTGTTTAGGTGAATTGCTTTTACAATTCCTTGACCGCCTACAGTTGTAATTGTTCCGGCTGGTCCATCAATACCAATAACTTTTCCTTTAGGACGTCCTGAGTAATATTTTTGGATGAAATGCGAAGCTTGAATAACCGCATGACTGTTTTGAGTAGTCAAAGTAGATAATGGTTCATCTAAAGATTTTACGCGGTTTTTGTCGTTACCGGAATTGTACACTTTTGTAAATCCGGTTTGTCCTTTCGCCACAAACTTTTCCAATCCCGCCAAAATTCGCTTTTCAGTATTTTCAGATAGTGGTTTTTTACGTGAAAAAATGCTATTACCTTCATCATTCAAGTCTAAAACTTCACGCACGGCGTTCCATTTCTTCATTGGAAATAAAGGGCTATCTATTTTATCTTTTGTATGTGTTTGCTCAGGCCATGAAATTGGTAAATCATTGCACGAGAATTGCATAAACAATCGCTCACGGCTTTGATACGCACCGTAATTTGCAGAATTAAGGATTTTATAATCAAATTTATAACCATAGGTTTTTATAAATTCAATCCATTTCAGATAATCGCGGCCATTTCTTCTGGAAACTGGTTTGCCGTTTATATCCAATGGTCCCCACGCCATAAATTCACGAACGTTTTCTACCCAGAAGTAATCCGGTTCCAGTTGCTCGATGTACATATACATATGCTCAGCCAAAGTACGGCTATCAGCGTCACGTGCCTGACCACCTTTTGCTTTTGAAAAGTTGGTACACTCCAGAGAAGCCCAAATATTTATAAACGCTTCTGGTTCATTAATACGGATTTCTTCAACTAGCTTTTTCAACTTTATCACAACTTGAAAATCACGAATATCTTCGGTAAAATGATGTGCTTCAGGATGATTTTCTAAATGTGATTTTATAGCGTTTGCATCGTGATTTACACAGGCTAAAACCTTAGTGTTTTCACCTACCAAATGTATTCCGGTAGATGTACCACCTGCACCGCAGAATAGATCAATCCAATAAATTTTTACTTCGGTTTTCATGTTATGTAAATTCTAAGTGTTCGTCGATTTTTACTATTTTGGTTGTAAACGGAAAATCTTCCGGTTTTATTTGCTGTATGGTTTGAATCAGGTATTTTGCAGGTGTCCACAAAACGCGGTTTTCACCTTTAAAAACTATTTGTAAATCCAATCTTTCGCCATCGTATTTAGATGGACCTATTTTAAATTTCAGTACTGTTATTTCCTGATTCAGTATTTTTTCAATCTTAATTTTATCACCTTGATAATGTTCAATTCTTGCTTTTATCCCGAACTCGGAGAAACTTTTTATGGCGTTCATGATGTAATTTGTTGGTTAGATTAAATGTGTTTGCGTGTACAGCCCAACCGTTGTATGATGCTATCGTGTTTTCGGGAGCATTGCGCGCAACGGCACGTGCGTAATTTTGTTTAATGGTTTTTCGAAGTAATGTGTGCGTGTGATAGAACACATAGCCTATAAAGTCAATCCCGCGTGCCTGCACTGGAAAAACTTGATAGTTATTTTTTACTTTCAGGGCTAATTTGCTGGTTAGATACTCACGGATTTCTGAAAGCATAGCGTGAAGCTCCGACTTTGAACCTGAAAGAATTACTAAATCATCGGCATAACGGAAGTAATATTTAGCTTTCAGCTTTTCTTTGATGAAATGATCTAAACCGGTTAGGTAGAAATTGGCTAAATATTGACTTAAATAGTTTCCGATAGGTAAGCCATCAGCACTATCAATTATTTCATCCAGAAGGAAAAGCAAATCCTGGTCTTTTAATTTTCTTCGGAGTTGACTTTTTAGGATATTGTGGTTAACATTTGGATAGAATTTAACGATATCTAACTTCAGACAATACTTTGTGTTTTGTTTATCCTGTAATGCTGTTTTTAACTTTTCGGCAGCGGCGTGAATGCCACGGCCTTTAATGCAACTAAATGTATCAGCTGTAAATAGTGATGTGAACACTGGTTCCATGATATTCATAACAGCATGATGCACAATTCTATCAGGGAAATAAGGAAGGCGAAATACTAAGCGTTCTTTTGGCTCGTAAACTTTAAAAGTGCTGTATTCGGATGTGCTGAAGGTTTTATTTAATAGCATTTCATGCAGCAGTAAAAGGTTACTTTCGGGATTTTTATCGAATAATTGCACGCCATATTGACTGCCTTTTCCTTTGCGTGCTTTTTGGTCCGCAAGTCGAAGGTTTTCGATAGATATGATGTTATTATATAAATTTCCTAATCGTTTCATTGCCTTTGTTTTAAAGGCTCATTTTCAATTATTTACTAATGAGCCAATTTGGTATTCTTTTTATCTTTTGCCGTGTTGGCAGGGTTTGTGGTGTTAAAAAATTACATAGGTGAGAACTGACATTCGAATTCGTGTTCCAGTTATCGTAGTCGTTGTACGCGAAACTGCCCGGAGCGGAAGAACTACAGCAACACACCACACAACCTTAATTTTTTTATTCCTGGATTACGAAATATGATTTGTACAAATCAACAAATTGTGTTCCTGCATACTCGGCCTTTTCTCGACTTTCAAAACAAAGGCGAGAACCGACAGTCGAAGCCGTGCTCCAGCGATCGTAGCCGTCGAACGCGAAACCGCCCGGAGCGGAAGAACGCATATCGAACCAAGGATAATATTTATATTGAGCATAATCTGACCAATCAGGTTTCCAATCACCGTTTATAGCTTTTGCTATAATTACTAATTTCGAATGATCAATCATTGCCTGGCGGTCCGCTTCAGGATAAAATTCAAAAGTTGGAATAACTGTTGCCGCATCTAATTTTAAAATATTGCAGGCATCTTCAAAAGTTTTAATTTCTGTGTACATGGTTAAAGTGTAAAAAGTGGTTTATAAATTTCCTGCTCAAATAATTGGCCGGCATACTTTGCTAATTCAGATGATTTGAAACAAAGGCGAGAACCGACATCCGAATTCGCGCGCCAGTCACCGTAGCCGTCGCACGCGAAACCGCCCGGAGCGGAAGAACGCATATCAAACCAAGGATAATATTTGTATTCACTTGAATTATCCCAGTTCGGAACCCAATCTTCATTAAATGCCAAGCAAACTAATTTTGCTTTTTTATAGGCAATTTCATCAGGCTCCAATCTTTCGCCATCGTATTTAGATGGACCTATTTTAAATTTCAGTACTGTTATTTCCTGATTCAGTATTTTTTCAATCTTAATTTTATCACCTTGATAATGTTCAATTCTTGCTTTTA